TACAAAACTTGGATTACTGGTTCTGCTGGTGGTGCAAGAACATCTGACTTAGATGCGATGGAAGTAAACTTCTTGAGTGAAAGAGCAGTTTGTACTTTAGGTGCAAATAACTTCTTCATCTTCCAAGATTAAGAATACCAACAAGTGAAAGGGGGTCTCTTTAAAGAGACTCCTTTTTTATAAATTAAATTAAATTATATCAAATGAAAACTACAGTACAAAGAGTAGACAAAGTCTACAAATTAACAAGAAATGCAGCACCTTTATCTTTCATGCTTGCAACTAGACACACTAGAAGATTCCCATTACTTTGGGTTGACCCTGAAACAGGAATAAACAGAGAATTACGTTATGCTAGAAATCAATCATCTCCATTTGTAGATGAACAAGATGATAATGCAATTATAGAGCCTGTTATTTTTGAAGATGGATTTTTAAGAGTTACTAAAAATAATCAAGTTTTACAAAGATTCTTAGATGTTCACCCACACAATGGTGTTAAGTTTAAAGAATTAGATAATGCAAAAGATGCTCAACAAGTTGTAGAAAACATTAACATAGAGCTTGACGCAATGATAGAAGCTCGTTCTTTATCTATATCACAATTAGAAACTTTAACAAGAGTGTTGTTTCAAAAAGACCCATCTAGAATTAGTACGGATGAAATGAAGAGAGACATCTTGGTTTATGCTAAAAGAGAACCTGAAGATTTTATGTCGGTTATAAACGACCCTGTATTAAAGTTACAAGCAACTGTACATAAGTTGTTTGAACAAGGTCTTATTAAATATAGAAATAAAAATAAAGAAGTGTGGTTTTCTACCAAAACTAACAAAACACGACTATGTGTAATACCTTTTGGAGAAGACCCAATTTATATAGTGTCATCATATTTCCAATCTGACGATGGAATTGAGGCATTAAAAGTATTAGAGAACTTAATGGAGTAATTAGTTAATAATAATTTTTTTTGTGATTTATTAAGTAGGGGGGTCTTTTTTAAGACCTCTTTTTTTTTTGATTATCTTTGTGTAAATAATAGTTAGGATGATAAACGATATTAGAAATACAGTTTTAGCCGTATTGAACAAAAATAATTACGGCTACATCTCTCCACAAGATTTTAATCTATATGCACAACAAGCTCAAATGGATTTATTTGAGGATTATTTTTATGCATATAACTATCAGGTTAATAAAGAAAACCAAAGAACTTCTGGAACAGGATATGCTGATATAAAAAAAGGTTATGTAGAAGTTATAGATTTCTTTTCTGTAACTACGCCATTAACACCAATAGCACCAAATTATACACAGTATAATTTACCTTCATTAGCTACGACAGGTTCAGATTATTACTTAATTAACAAGATAATTATTAATAATACTTTAGTAGCTTCTGGAACTACAACAGGAAATGTTGGTGGGCAAAATAAAATAATAGATTCAAATGCAAACTTTACATCATCAGGTGTTCAGGTTGGAGATATTGTTTTTGTAGTCATAGCTTCAGTTCCTACTTATGTTACTGTAACGAGTGTTGATAGTAGTATACAACTAACTATTGAACCTAATGTTATAAATACGTTTCCATTAGCTTATCAAATATACAAAGGAAGCACCATCAAGGAAGTTGAAAGGGTGGAGCAAAGTAAAATTACTTTATTAAATATGTCTCCTTTAACTGCACCATCTTTGATGTTTCCTGCTTACACAACCGAAGGAAATGTTGCTACATTATATCCAACACCTGTATTAGGAACAGTTGTGACGAGTCAATATATACGATATCCTAAAGTTCCTAAGTGGACTTATGTGGATTTAGGTAATGATAATGAACCAGTCTTTGACCAATCACAACCTGATTATCAAGACTTTGAATTGTTTCCAGATGATGCTACGGATTTAACAATGAAAATTTTACAGTATGCAGGAGTATCAATACGTGAAGCATCAGTTGTACAATACGCAGGAGCAAAAGAAGCTTCTGAAATTAATAGCGAAAAATAATTATGTCATACATTAGTCAATACCAATATTACGAGAATGGGGGAAATGCTCCAGAAGATGCTAATTGGGGATCATACCAATATGTATCATTGCAAGATATAGTTGTAAACTATCAATTAATGTATTCAGGTAATCATTCTTTGATAAATAATGAAGAAAGATACAAGATACTTTTTCATGCAAAGAGAGCTATTCAAGAATTGAACTATGATGCATTTAAAGAAATAAAGGTTTTACAACTTACTGTTTCAGAAGAACTTAGATTTATATTACCTTCAGATTATGTAAATTGGGTTAGAATATCTTACTATAAAGATGGTGTTATTAGACCAATGGTAGAAAACATTCAAGTAAATTCAGCTAGAGCTTATTTACAAGCCAATGATGCTAGAATACTTTTTGACCAAGATGGAAATGCTATACAACCTCAATACTCACCTTTGGATTTTGCTAGAATTACAGGTCAACAACCAAGTATTTATTTAAATAGTTTAAGTCCATATAATGGATTTTTAGGATATGAATATGAAGGATGTTGGTACTTTGACTTTGCAGTTGGTGCTAGGTTTGGTCTTAACACAGAAACTGCAAATGCTAATCCTACTTTTAGAATTGATAAAAAATCAGGAGTAATTAACTTTGATTCTACAATGGCTAATGAAAGTTGTATTTTAGAATATGTTTCTGATGGTATGGAAGGTGGTGATGATACTCAGATAACTGTAAATAAATTATTTGAAGAATATGTTTATGCATATATTAGCTATCAAATATTAGGTAGTAAATTAGGAGTTCAGGAGTACATAGTTAATAGAGCAAGAAAATCTAAATCAGCACTTCTAAGGAACGCAAAAATAAGATTAAGCAATATACACCCAGGAAGATTATTAATGAATCTGAGAGGTAGAGACAAGTGGATAAAATAATATGGCTAAACTTTCAAGAAACTTTGTAGCAGGTAAAATGAATAAGTCCGTTGACGAAAGACTCGTTCCAAACGGACAATATATTGACGCAGTAAATGTTAGGTTAGGATCATCTGAATCAACCGAGATTGGAGCAGTAGAAAATTCTAAAGGAAATACTAAGCTTACGAACTTATCATACGAAGGAGTTCTTTTAAGTAACCAAGCAAAGTGTATTGGTGCTGTAGACGATGGTGCTAATGATACTTTGTATTGGTTTGTAACTGACCCTGCGTTTGGTTCTACAAGTCCTTCAGGAAAGTTAGACTTAATTGTCTCGTTTAATGTAGTAACAAGCATTTTATCCTATTTAGTAATAAGTGTTTCGGATGGAGGTACATCATCACAAACAGTATTAAACTTTGATGATAAACATTTAATAACTGGAATTAATGTTATTGATGGATTATTATTTTGGACTGATGATTACAATCCTCCAAGGTTTATTAATATATTAAGAAGTTACCCAGACCCTTTAGGAAGTCCTTTGGTTGATGGTGGAGGTAATGCAAGCCTTTTAAGAGAGTCTTTGTTAGTTATCAAAAAACCACCTGCTAAAGCTCCAGAAATAGAGTTAACAGTTACTAGTGGTGGACAAGAAAATTTTTTAGAAGAAAGGTTTATATCTTTTGCTTACAGATATGAATACCAAGATGATGAGTATTCTGCCGTTTCACAATTTACAGATGCAGCTTTTCAGCCTAAAGCTTTTGATTTTAGTGCAGAATCTTTTTTAAATGAAGGTGCTATTAATAGGTTTAATACTGCCGTTATAACATATAATTCAGGAGGACCTTTAGTTACTGCAATTGATTTACTTTTTAAAGACAGTGATGGTACTTTTATAAAAGTAATTGAAAAATTAAAAAAATCTGAATTAGGTTTAGCAGATAACACCGAATATACTTTTAATTTTAGAAATAGTAAAATATTTACCATACTCCCAGACTCAGAACTGCTTAGATTATATGACAATGTTCCTTTATTAGCTAAAGCTCAAACAATAATGGGTAACAGACTAATGTATGGTAACTATATAGAGAACTATAATTTAGTTGATAAAAACAATTCTCCTGTAAGATTTGAATATGTTACTGAATTAATAAGCGATAATATAGGTCTTACTGAAATAGAAGATAACTTTCTTCCTATTATATACAGTATTGATGGTTCTGTAGTTATTTCAAATTCAATGTTACTAATTGAATTAGATGTAGAATTAAAAGCAGGTGGTCTTTTAAATATTGACGCAACTATTGAACATAGTGCTTTTAGTGGAAATACTCCAACTGAAACAAGTGGTTCATTAGAAGTTCAATTCAGTTATGTGTTGCCTCAAGATTTTAATAATGCATACGAATTAGCTAGTAGTTTAGATTTTCAAGAAAAGATAGGTATAGCTAGCAATATAAAACCTATTTTTAATATTGACCCACTAGTTGAAACTTCTTGTGATGGGGTTACATTTACTGACAATATTAACTGTGTTATCCCTAATATATTAGATGGTGGCTCTCCAACTTCTTGGACTAAATATGAAAGTGGTATTTCAGCAGTAAATCAACCTTTACAAATTGGTGCTTCTCCTGGTTATCCCAATCAAATTAGTATAGGATTAATTGCTATGAGAAGAGTAGACAATACTACAACTCCAACTCAAAGTGCCTATGAATATTTTAAATGGAGTAATGCAGAAGTTACTTATCAAGAACTTAGTAATACCAAAAGTCTTCATAGTAATAGAGATTACGAAATAGGTATAGTTTATATGGATGATTTTAATAGAGCTTCAACTGCTTTAGTTAGTCCATTAAATACTGAACACGTTCCTTGTAGCTTTGCTGACCTTAAAAATTTTATAAGGGTTTCAATACCACCTCAACAGAAACCTCCGTATTGGGCAACTAAATATAAATTTGCAATAAAACCTAATGCAGAAACTTACGAAACAGTTTATACCAATATATTTTTTACAGACCCTGCTACCAATGACACGTACTTTTTATTAGAAGGGGAAAACCAAAGAAAAGTAGAAACAGGAGACAGGTTAATTGTTAAAGCTGACACAACTGGTTCTTTGTTAAGATGTGCTTATGCTACAATTTTAGATAAGCAAGCACAAGAAAGAGATTTTCTTGACCCTTTACCAACTGATGAAAATGGAAAAGAAATAAATATTCCTTCAGGGACTTATATGAAAATAAAAGCTCAAGATTTTTCTATAGCTACAGGACCTGACCCTTTTATATTACCAGGTAAGCAGTCTATAACAGTAAGAGGAAATGATAACTATCCTGTACTTGCCTATAAAGGATTTGCAGAGCCTGATGATGCAGGTATTTTTCAAAACCTTTCTATTCCTGCAGGTAGTAGAATACAAATGACATTTGAATTCGAAAGAAGAGGACCTCAAAAAGGTAATAATGCATGTGAACGTAGAAAATATAATTTAGATGTTAGTTTAATTGCATCTACTGATTATGATGATATTATTGAGTGGTTTAATGGAGATAATATTCAATCAGTTTTAAATACAGGAACGCAAGAAGTTGGTGGTACTGGTGGAGATGTAGACAATGTGTACATACCAACTACGGCAACATCTTCAAATCCATTTAATAGATATGGAATTACGCCTGCGTTGGGAACAAATTATTATAGATGGTTTCAAGACCCTAGTACTTTAGAGATACGTTTTATAATGTCAGGTACTAGAGCTTGTGGAACAACTAAGAAAAGAAGGTCTAGAGCTACTGCAACATGGCAAATATTTAGAGCTGAATCTACACTTGTATTTGAAACAGAGCCTACTGATGCACAACCAGATGTTTGGTATGAAGGTGCTCAAACATTTGACATTGCCACTGGAGGTTGTAAAACTGTGTTTCAAGTAGGTTCTAGTGAATCTAACCCAATTGCATTTGTATACACTTTAGATGGTATTCAATCTCAACTTGTTCTTCAGCCAGGAGATTCGGCAGCATCATGGACAGATTGTGGGTCTGCTATAATATCACCATCTACTCCACCTGATGACCCTGCAGATGTAGCATCTTGGAAATGTTCAAGATCAAGACGCAACTAATCCTGCAATTATTGACACATCATTTTTTAATTGTTTTTCTTTTGGTAATGGTGTAGAAAGTTACAAGATTAGAGATTCAATAGTGGGAAAACCATTATTATTAGGTAATAGAGTAACAACTACATCTGCAGAAGATTATAGAGAAGCTGATAGGTTTGCAGACATTACTTATAGTGGTATATACAATGATGAAAGTAACGTAAATAAACTTAATGAGTTTAACCTTGGACTTTTAAATTTTAAAAAAACAGAAGAATCATTTGGTCCTATTGAAAAACTATTTGCTAGAGCTACTGATATACTTACATTACAAGAAGATAAAATATCATATGTACTAGCAGGTAAAAATTTATTATCTGATTCAGTTCCAGGAGGATCTATTACATCTGTTCCAGAAGTTCTTGGAACTCAAATAGCTAGACTAGAGGAGTATGGGATAAGTTTTAACCCTGAAAGTTTTGCAGAATATGGATTTGATAAATATTTTTCTGACCAAAAACGTGGAGCATTAATTCAACTAAAAGGTAGTTCATATTCTAATGAACAACTTACAGTTATATCAGATGCAGGAATGCGTTCTTGGTTTAGAGATAAATTTATATCATCTCCTAATAATCAAAAACTAGGAGGGTACGACCCTTACATGGATGAATATGTTTTTTCTATTAATGATGAGTTGCTTCCAATTAATGTGCCTTGTGTTGAATGTGGAATTAATCAACTATTAAATTTTAACGGAACAACTATCATCTACTGCTTTAATGTAGGAGAATTAGTGGGTGAAGTAACTATAACAATTAATGTTTCTGATTTAACTAGTGGTTCTCTTCAAGCACAAGCTGAATATGGAACAACACTTCAAGTAGTAAATTTAGTTAATGGACTAAACACAATCACAGTAATTAAAAATTTAGTTTTAACAGATACTCTAAACCTTACTTTTGATGGAACTGCGTCAGCAGTTATAGATTATACAGTTAGTTGTGTAGATGCCAAAGCATTAAGTATTGTACAAGTCTGTGTTACTA